AGGTGGCGGATCAAGAATTCGTGGAGTTGGTGGTAACAACTCATATGGTGACTACGGAGTCATCTCTTCTGGATTCTCAACTGATGAGTCTCCAAGAGAAGCAAGACTATTTGGAGATTTGGTAACCGTTCTCGGTGCATCTAAGGCAGGAACACTTGCAATTGGTTCTACTATGTTCGGTGCAACATCTAAGGCAACTGCTTGGATGTTAAACGATCAGATCTCTGCTGATAAGATTTACTTCAAGTATCAGAATGGATACGGTAACGCTGGAATCGGAACCACTGGTTTCGTAGATGGTGAGACCATTTGGTTCGGTGCTGGTGCGGAAGCCGCTGCTGGTGTAGGTTCAATTACAGTCGGAGCTGCTGCTTCTTCCGTAACTGGACAGAAGGGTACAATTTTAGAAGTTGATCAGACTACTGGAACACTCCTAGTTGGTGACGCTATCGGAATTAAGACCTCACTCTATGGTGCAGATGAAAGATTCTACATCATTAACACAGTTACAAACGTTGCTGCTGCTGCAACTTACTTCAGATGGACCGCAGGCTCGGGCGCTGGAATACAAACCAACTTCTCAAACCGTGCTACTCTGACAATTTCGCCAGAGAAGACAGTTGGTACATGGGATACACGGGCAGTCGCAAGTATCGGTTCTACGATTGACGTTAGAACATTGTTCTCACAGTGTCGTCTAACAGGTCACGACTTCCTCGCAGTTGGTACAGGTAATAAGACTCAAACTAACTATCCTAATGTTGATCTCGCTGGAGTTATTCAGGGTAACGAGACTAACGTATATGGGCCTGGTAAGGTGTTCTTCGTATCTACCGACCAAGGTGGTAACTTCCGAGTTGGTGAATTCTTCTCGGTTGATCAGCTAACTGGTCGTGCTACATTGGATGCTTCCGCCTTCAACCTTTCTGGTTTGACAGAGTTGAGACTGGGTGCTATCGGTGGTCAGGTTGGTGAATCTATTAGTGAATTCTCCGCTGACCCAACATTGGCAGGTAACTCAAACAGTGCGGTTCCAACAGAATTCGCTGTTAAGGGATTCATCACTCGTGGTTCAATGGGAACCAAGGCGATGACACCTCCAGTTGGAACAACCGCTCAAAGACCTGGCGGCGTTGATGATGAGTTTAACACTGGTGCAATGAGATTCAATACTACTCTTGGTTCTCTTGAGTACTATGATGGAACTACATGGAAACAGCCTGGTAACTTGACCTTTAGTTCAATTTCAAGTAACACTAACGTGCTTGCTTCAAACGTCTACTTCTGTAACACAACAGGTGGTCAATTCACTGCTACATTACCTGCATCTCCTAACCTCGGAGATACAATCAGGTTCTATGACGTTGCTAAGACATTTGACTCAAACTCATTGATTGTCGGACGTAACGGAAAACCAATTCAAGGAGACACTGCCGACCTAACAGTTTCAACTGAAGGTGCTGCATTTGAACTCGCTTTCTCAGGTGATACATACGGATGGAGACTATTCTCTGTATAAGAGAACTCTCCTCCTATATTATGGATTTTAACCCTAACTACAGGATTGTAAATGGCTAGTTATCGATCATATAAAAAGGTTACATCAGCTATGATTCCAGACGGAAGCATAGGTGTGGAGAAACTTGCGCCTGGTTCTGGTCCTTCATTTTGTGTAAAACACATTTACGGCACTCCCAACTCATGTACTCCAGGCTGCTGTTGCAACTGGCAAGCTCCAAGTGGTGCTTCACGTATAACGTGGGAAATTTGGGGTGCTGGTGGTAATGGAAACGGTTCTTGTAACTGTAGTAGATGTCATCACTATAGTGGTGCTACTGGGGGTGCTTATAATATAAAGACTATTCAAACGAATGGTGGTTGTCAGTATTCAGTATGTGCAGGTGGTGTTTATAGGTGTTGTTCAAGAGAATGTAACGGTTGCGAAGGATGTGCATCCTATGTTAATGGTTATAACTTGAGTAACTTCTGTGCAAGAGGTGGTGCAAGAGGTTGTGCTAACACCGACTGGTCTAACCATTGTCACTCTACTTGGTGGTGCTGTATTGCGCCAGGAAGTTGGGGTGGAGACTTCACCATGACTGGTCATAAAGGTCAATGGTCTGGTCACTGGGATTGTCATTGTGGTGGTTCTATTGGTAACGTTTGTAATGTTGGTGCTCCATTCCTCGCAATGGGACAAGAACATAAAATGACACACTGTTGGGTTCGTTGTGGATGCTGGACTGCTCCATACGCAACAGGTGGAAAAGGATCTATAACTTCATACTGCGGAAGTGGTCACTGTGGTCAGGGCGGTCAGGGCGGATCTGGCGTTGTACGTATTACTTGGATGTAAGGAGAACCCATGGCAAGTTATTCATCATATAAAAAAATTAACGGAGACAGGTTTGAAGATTCTGTTCTAACCTCCTCTAAATTCAGTACGTCTCCTACAGGCACATGGGGTGTTAAGTGGGTATATGGTACATGGTGTAGATGTTCGCCAGGTTGTTGCTGTCAATGGACAGTACCAACTGGTGTTAATAAACTTTGGATCCAACTTTGGGGTTCAGGTGGTAACGGTACTGGTTCATGTTCATGTAACAGATGTCATCACTTCCAAGGTGCTGGAGGAGGAAAGTATAATAGTCAGATAGCTACTACTCAATCTGGTTGTCAGTATTCAGTCTGTGCAGGTGGTGTTTATCCTTGCCTATCACGAGAGTGTTATGGTTGTCAGGGATGTTCATCTTATGTTAATGGACAGGGTTTAAGTAACTTCTGTGCTTTAGGTGGATGGAGAGGTAATGCCAACCCATCATGGTCAACTGAATGTTCATCTACTTTCTGTGATTGTGTATCTCCTACTGCATGGGGTGGTCAAATGGCTATGGCTAACCACTCTGATGGTTGGAGTAACTCAACTTATGATACATATAGAGGATGGTGCCACTGCTATAACCAAGGTATGACACCTACAAGTGCTCCTCTGATTGGTACTTTCGTCAGTCAGGCACAAAGGGGTTGTTGGATTCGTTGTGGATGCTGGGTTGTACCATACGGAAACGGTGGTCAAGGCGCTATGAACTCATATTGTGGTAGTGGTCACTGTGGTCAGGGTGGAACTGGCGGTGGTGGTCTAGTCAAAATTACATACTTCTAAGAAGGAGAACCAATGGCAAGTTATTCATCATACAAACAGATTAGCAATTCACAAGTAATAGATGGTAGTGTTCCCACTTCCGCCTTAGCTTCGGGTGCCTTCTCCAACTGGAATGTTAAATGGGTTTATGGTTCTCCTAACTCATGTACAGCTGGTTGTTGTTGCAACTGGTCTGTACCAACAGGTGTGCAGAAAGTTACATGGGACGCTTGGGGATCTGGTGGTAATGGCCACGGTACTTGTAACTGTAACAGATGTCAGAACTGGCATGGTGCTGGTGGTGGATGGTATAATTCAAAAACTATTACTACAACTGGCGGTTGTGCATATACTGTATGTGCTGGTGGAGTTTATAGATGTTGTTCAAGAGAATGTACAGGATGTCATGGATGTGCATCGTATGTTAATGGACATAACTTAAGTAATTTCTGTGCCTTGGGTGGTACTAGAGGTTGTGCAACTGGTGGTTGGGATAACGCATGTTTCTCAGAGTTTCAGAGATGCTGCTTAAATCCAGGCGCATGGGGAGGAGATTTTGGTATGGGTAACCATACAGGAACCTCAAGAAGATTAGATGGTTGGAATTGTCATTGTTACTACAACATGTCACACTCAACAGGAGCTCCATTCATTGGAACCCTAGGTGTTGTCTCTGCTATTAGACACTGTTGGATGCGTTGTGGTTGCTGGACTGTACCATATGGACATGGCGGTCAGGGTGCTATAACTCCATACTGTGGTAGTAGTTGTTGTGGTCAGGGAGGTCAAGGTGGATCTGGTCTAATTAAGATCACATACGTCTAAAAAAGAGTTCGAGATGGATCGGAGGGGTTTCTACCCCTCTTTTTTTATGCAATTGTATAAATAAAAGGCGAAGGAGTAAACCCGAACAAATCCTAATTAAGAAAAATGGCAACTAAAATTATTTCGCATACATGGAATCTTCCACTGCCTAACGACTTCCTTGTAGATCACAGTTTTAGTGATAACAAGAGTAGAACGGCAGTATATGATGGTCCAGACAAACTCTATCTACAGCTAGGTGCTGATGGTAAAGAGAAGTATGGTCCTCTTACAGAAGACGATATCGCTGATGGTCGTCCAAGACCTGCTGATGTTGTAGAGTGGTTTGAAGTCGATTGTGCTGCAAACGATACAAATACACTAATCTGTCAGTTACGTGGTCCCGTAATTGATGAGAAGGAAGAAGAAAGAGGTACTGGAGAAGTAGTACATGCAGGTTCTCCTGATCTTGGAACTGATTATCCAAGACTATCTTATGCTACACCTTTGATGACTGATGACATTTACAATTATGAGTCAATCAAAAAGAATGCTTCTAATCAGTTAGAGATTACTGCTTTCAGTGTTAGAGAAAAAATTAATGGGGCTGATGTTGATCTTACTTGGGACAATATTAGAGGTATGCGTAATAGAAACTTAGAATCAAGTGACGGATCAGTTGCAACTGATATGCCTACTAGTATGTCTGATGAGTGGAAAGCTTATCGTACTAAGTTGAGAGATTTTCCTAAGAAAATGTTAGATGCAGGAGTTCATCCTAATATTGCACAGAGCATGTTCCCACAGGAGCCATTTAACACACCACCTCCAAGGGATCCAGAAGCAAATGCTGATGGTTCTTCTCCTTGGGCGCCTCCAGGCGGAGTTGGTTAATTAATAACCTATATAAATTATTAAAGATGATCGTAAGGTCATCTTTTTTAATGCAAAGTCAGTGTATTATTATGTTTGAGACAGATGATTGGCCAGATGATTGGCCAGAAAAAAATAAAAAATTATATCGATTACATGATCACTTTCCATACCATGATTGTGGATTTACTCACAGAACAATATTTCAAGTAGATGGTTTCTATAGAAATCCAGATGAAATTCGTGATTATCTTTTATCTTCCGAGACAACTGAGGAAAAAGATAAATGTGGTGACATGATAGGTAAAAGAGTATATGAAACTGGTAAGGGTACTAAAGCATTTGAGATGCAATGTAATTTAAAATCAACTTTTAATAGATTATGCAAACATCAAGCTTGGGAAAAGAATTTAAAATTATCTGGTAAGGGTTTATATGATCAGAATGAATCTGATCGTGTATGGGAGAAGATGCCACTCATAGCTAATATTACATATGGGTCAGATTACGCTAAAAGGGAAGATAGTTATAATGGTAAAGTAGTAACATATCATAAGGATTCCAAAAAACACAGGTGGGCTGCTTTGATATTTTTAAATAAACCAGAGGAGTGTGAAGGTGGTACAAAATTCTATGAATTTAAAGATAATACTCCTATGTGGGAACCAGATCCAGAGGGTTCATTGACTGTTGAAATGAAATATAATAGAATGATATTATATGAAGCAGACCATTGCCATGGAGCTATCCTTAATAGGGATATGTTTAAGGTAAATCCCCGTCTAGTACAAGTCTTTTTTATGTAGTCTATATACTATAGGAATCATGAAAAACATTATTCAATTTTCTTTGAGGTGACAAAAAATGAGATCAAAAGCCTTTTTCATTAATGGGGGAGCTGGAAGAGTTATTTGCTCCATCCCTGCATTTGAAAAGTATGTTGAATCAAATCCAGATGAAGATTTCATCATAATTGCTGAAGGCGGTACAGACTTCTTTAAAGGTCATCCAACTTTAGATGGTAGAGTTTATGATGCATGGCATAAAGGATTATTTGAAGAACATATAAAAGATAGAGATTGTGTTAGTCCTGAACCATATAGAGTTTGGCATTACTATAATCAGAAATGTGATCTAGCACAGGCATATGATATTTCTATAAATGGTTTAGAAGAACCAAGAGAATTGCCAAAGCCGACAATCAACCTTTCTAAGATGGAGGTTATTGGTGGTTATAATGTTGTTCAAGAAGTAAAAGCTGTTACTGGATTAGATAAGACTGTAGTTATTCAACCATTCGGAAGAGGAGTTGAACAACTAGGTGATTTTATTGCAGATGGTAGTTCTAGGAGTATGTCTCTAGTAAATACCGTTGAGATAATTAATCAACTCAAGAAAGATTATGCAGTTATTGTAATGAGTGAAATTCAGTTTCCAGTAGAGGAAAATGAAGAGAAGTCAAAATATAAAATTGCAAGACCAGAAATCGCAGATATGCGACATTGGGCTGCTGTAATAGATGTTGCAGATCACTTCATAGGATGTGATAGTATGGGACAACATATTGCAAGAGCTCTTGATGGAACTGCAACTGTAGTTGTTGGTTCTACATTCCCAATTAACATATCATATCCTAACCATAAGGACTTTGATATAATTGATATTGGTGAGGGAAGAAGGAAATATTCTCCAATTAGAATTAGTCAGGAAGAACACATTGAAAGGTTTAACGACCAAGCAATGGAGATGGATAAAGCTCAGATTAAGAGTGTTGTTGATTCTGCAAGAAAGAGACTTGGTAAATCAAAGAAATTTACTGGTACATATACTCCTGTTCAACAGCAGCAACAATCTTGCGGTACTCAAAATCCTAATCAACCAGCTATTCCACAAGGAGGTCAAGCTCCCCAATATCCAGATGGAAACACTTTAGCACAATCTGCATATCAAGGTGCAGGTAGAGTCAAACCAGAATCCCCAACACCTAATTTCACCTTAACTAAACCAGCAAAACCAGCTAGGATTAATAAAGGATTCAAACAAGAAATAAACAGTCTCTTAAAGGCTGACAAACCATTATCTATTGAGAAAAAGAGTGAGGCTTAATAATGACACAGTGGATTGCAGCAATTGCTAGAGGTCATAACTCTGGCGTTTGTCTTCTTCGAGATGGTGAAATAGTATTTTCTATAGAAGAAGAAAGACTATCAAGAAAGAAGTATGATGGTGGTCCATATGCTTCTATAGTTAAAATATTAGAATATACTAATAGGTTGGATTATCTTGTTGTTGCACACACTCAACCATTGAGTGATGCTGGACAGGTAGATTTTACGGGTGAAGATGTATATACAGGACTAGCAAGTAAATTGGGATTAATCGATAGATCAGCTGATCTGTATGATCACCCACAGGTGATTGATATGAGTCATATTCATCACAAACTTCATGCGTCTTGTGCATTTTTTAGATCAGGTTTTGAAAGTGCAGTTGCTGTTATTGTTGATGGTGCAGGGACATTCATTCCTATGCACATAGGTGGCCAAGATGAAATGACTTGGGAATTGGAATCGATTTATAATTGTTCGTATCCCGATCAGTTTAAAACTCTTTATAAACATCAAGGTGGTAGAGGACCTTGGCCAGCAGTTGTAGTACCAGATTTTCCTTCTGAGAAATTTGGTGAAGAAGGATCGCATATTATGGTATTGGATGATTCTGCTGGTATTGTTAAAGCATATGAAGCCGTAACTCAATATTGTGGATGGCAACCCATTGAAGCTGGTAAGACAATGGGATTATTTCCTTATGGAAAGGACAATGATAATATCCCAGAAGTTTATACTGATTATGATGGTATGTCTGATTGGTCAACTACTAATAGAGACCTTATAGTTCCAACATATCCCAATGGTGCTTTAGTAAATCAGGGTAGATTTTCAGAATTAGTTACTTTACCAGAAGATGAGAATAGTGATTTAACTAAATTGCAAAACCGTAGAGATATGGCATATGCAATTCAAACCCAGTCTCAACAGATGGTATTGGATCTTATTCTCAAATCAGTTGAAATGAGTGGAGAACGTAATGTAGTTCTCTCAGGTGGATATGGATTAAACTGTGTTGCTAACTATTGGTTCCTTCAGGAACTAGAACATGAAGACATTAACTTATATGTTGAACCAGTCAGTAATGATGCTGGTACTGCAATTGGTGCTGCATATCTACAACATCAAAGAGTGAATAAAGATATAACAGTTAAACCAAAATTACATGATTTATATACAGGGCCACAATATGAATATGATAATGAGGAAATATTAGAAGTTTGTCAGAAATATAATGCAACAAGGATCTTTGAATCTACTCATAAAGATGCAGTAGAATTTATTACTAATAAAAATATCGTTGCATTGTTCCAAGGTAAATCAGAAGCAGGTCCTCGTGCATTGGGTAATAGATCTCTTCTATACGATGCTCGTGATAAAGATGGTAAAGATCATGTTAATATGGTCAAACGTCGTGAATACTTCAGACCATTTGCAGGTTCTATTCTAAAAGAACATGTACATGATTGGTTTGATCTTCGTGGTATGGATGAAACTCCATTCATGATGTATGCAGTTAATTGCCAACCAGGCATTCAAGAAAGAATCCCAGCAATTATTCACGTTGATGGTACATGTAGGATTCAAACTGTTACTCCAGATGTCAATAAAAATTATTATGATATCATTCAGGAGTACTATAATCAAACAGATTGTCCCATTATATTCAATACATCCTTCAACCTTGGTGGAGAACCACTTGTAGAGACCCTAGACGACGCTCTAAGGACGTTGGCGAACAGTTTGATAGAATACCTCTATCTGCCTGAGTATGGTCTTATGGTCGAGTTAAAGAACGATGAGTGAAATTAAAGAATACGATTATCCTCACAAAGAAGATAATCCAAAACTTTTAGAACTCATCAAGAATACATCTGGTAAATACATACCAGAAAGTAATCGTGAAAGAGGGGATAACTGTCATATTACAGAAGATTGGATTGGGGATTATTTTCATAAACACTCTGAAGTAGATAATTTTGTAAAGTGGTTAGAAATTACTACAGAACAAAAAGTAGAAAATATTTGGGGTGTTCTATATTATGATAATGGTGGAATAAAATGGCACAGTCACCATCCCAATGATGATGTGTCACATTCATTTGTATATTATGTTAATGTTCCCAATAATAGTTCATCAACACGTTTTTCTAAAGATCCATCTAAAGAAGGAAATGATGTAGATGTTCCAATAATTGAAGGTCATTGTTTAGTGTGGGATCACAATTTACCACATTGCGTGCCTCCTAGTAATCATAATGGTAGATGTGTTATTTCAGGTAATTTAAAATGAAAATTGTTATAGTTGGTGGTGGTACTGCTGGATTGATGTGTGCAACTGCAATGGCACATAAACTTGATTATGCAGATATAACCTTAATTGATAAAGAAGTATCAACCCCAGTTGCTGTTGGTGAAGCAACCCTTCTTAGTTTTGAACAATTCTTAGAGAATTATTGTGGATTAAATCTCAAAGAATGTTTAAGGGAACTTGATACTACTTTAAAAGCTGGTATATTGTATCCAGATTGGGGATATGATGGTAATGCACCATGGCATCCTTTTTATTTTTTAGATTTTCCTGCTGATGATTGGCCAGCAAATCCTTTAATAGATGGATGGTCTCTATCAAAAGAATTTAAGTTTGAGTCCTTAATGGCTCTGTATGGATCAAGTATGGATAACTGTATCGATAAGGAACAGTTGGAAGGTGGGTATGCATTACATATTGATTGTATAAAATTAGTTAAATATCTTCGTAAAATATTAAAAGGTAAGATCAATACCATAGAGAAAGAAGTAGTTGGTATTGCAAAGCATAATGATAAAGGTATTGAATCTTTAATTGTAGAAGGTGGTGATATTGTAGAAGGAGATTTGTTTATAGATTGTACTGGACATGCAAGTATCCTTAAAGATGTTAGAGATACTGTAGATTTATCTGATAGATTATTTACTAATACTGCTATTTCCGCTCATGTTTCTTATGAGAATCGGGAAGAAGAATTAAAACCATATACCACAGCTACTGCCGTGGATCATGGTTGGATATGGAACACTCCCCTACAATCAAGGATAGGGACAGGTTTAGTTTTTAATAAAGATATAACTCCTATAGATGAAGCAAAAGAATATTTTTGTAAGTTTTGGGATGGAAGATGCACTCCAGATCAGTTAAGAATTAATAATTGGACTCCATATTATGATAGAAATCAATGGCATAAGAATGTAATATCCATTGGACTTTCAGCAGGATTTATTGAACCACTTGAGAGTACTGGAATTGCTTTGATATGTGAAGGTGTAGGAACTGCTTGTAATGTACTAGAGAGTGGGTATTGGAGAGAACATGATGTTGAATATTTCAATGCTTGGATGAAACAGTGTTTTGAAGTTTGTTCTGATTTTGTTAGTATGCATTATTCAAAATCAACTAAAGATACTCCTTTCTGGAGATATGTAAGAGAAACTTTTATTCCATCTCAAGCTCTAGAGTATTATGCTGCTAATATGAAAACTCAAGATAAATCTATTCTTGGGGGTAAGGCATGTATTTTTGGTGGAACTAATTGGATACATTGGATGATTATGTTGGGATTTGAATTTGAACCCAAATCATATATGATAGATAAAAAACCTCAAGAGATATTCCCCCAGATGTTAAGATGGGATGAGAGTATGAGAAAACAACAATTTGGAAAGTCTATTGTAAAACATGAAGAGTTTATTGATTCATTTTTAAAGAAAAAACAATCCCTGAATAATGTTATGAATAATCTAAATGATTTTAGAGGATCATATAATAAACATAGAGTATGATGAAAAGATTTAAAAAGGTACAAAATATAACAATTGTTGGTGGTGGTACTGCTGGATGGTTGACTGCATGTTATTTTGCTAGAAGAATTAGTGTTCATCAATGCGGTCCATCAATGCCTTATGGTGATACTTTAGGTATTACAATAATTGATAAAGAAATACCAAACCCAATTGGAGTTGGAGAAGCTACTATATTACAGTTTGCCAACTTCATGGAGAACATGGGGTTCAAGAGAGACTATTGGATGCCTGAGTTAAATGCAATTTATAAGGGTGGTATTCTTTTTTCTGGATGGACAGATGGTGCTCCTGATGATAATATATGGCATCCTTTTGGATTTACTGATATAACATATAATAAGATTGCAGAGGATTGTTATAAGGTAGCTCCTTTATGGGATGTATGGAGTAAGTATAGAGATAAGTTTGATTTAATACAGACATTAGCTTGTTACCATTCTGCAATGAGTAATAGAGTTGAAGAAGAGAAGCTATCATGTTATGCGGATCATATTGATGCATCAAAGTTACCTATATTCTGCAAGAAAGAAACTAAAGATAAAGTTAATCATATAGAGAGTGATGTTGTAGATGTAGTATGGGATGGTGATGATATTGATCATCTAGTTTTAAAAGATGGAAGAGAAATTAAATCAGATCTTTATATTGATTGTACTGGATTTGCTAAATTATTATCTAAGGATAAGAAACATGATGTAGATTTAAGTGATAGGTTATTCACTAATACTGCTGTTGCTGGAAGGATAGAATATAAGGATAAAGATACTGAAATGCATCCATATACACATGCATGTGCAGTAGATAGTGGATGGGTTTGGATCACACCAATCACAAGTAGAATGGGATCGGGACATGTCTTTAATAGAGATATAACTCCTATAGAAGAAGCAAAAGATAATTTCTGTAATTTCTGGGAAGGTAGAATATCTAAAGATGAATTAAAAGTTTTAAAATGGGATCCAGTTATGTCCCATGATCCTTGGAAAGGTAATGTTGTTTCTATTGGATTGAGTAGTGGTTTTATTGAACCCTTAGAGAGTACTGGTATAGCTTTAATTTGTAGAGGTATTGAATTTTTGGAGGAGTGTATAAAAGGAAATTGTTATGAAGAAGATGAAAAATTAGGATTTAATAGTAGGATGAGAGGACATTATAATAATGCAGTTGATATTGTTAATATACATTATGCCTACAGTAAGAGAGATACTCCATTCTGGAGATACGTAAGGGAGAAACATCAAAAGTCTGATCTACAAATATTATTTGAAGAAGACATGGCAGATCCAGATAGAGTTACAAGACAGGTTGTTAAGAATGGTATATTTGGTGGGCATAATTTTGCAGTCTTGGCTGCTCAACATAATCCAGAGTGTCTTGCAGTTAAAGACTATTTCTGTAAATTGCAAGAAGAAGAATATCTGTTATCATATAATGTTGATAAGTATTTCAAAGATTTGAGAGGATTTATAAACAGAGCAGTACCACTTAAAGAGGTTATCTATGACTAAAACAGTATTTGTTAATGGAACATTTGATATTCTTCATCCAGGCCATATGCAACTCTTTAAAGTTGCAAGGTCATTGGGTGATAGGGTTATCGTAGCGACAGATAGTGATGAGAAGATTAAAACTGATAAACCCAATACAGGGAAACCTATCAACAATCTTCCATTTAGACTCACTATGTTGGAGTCTTGTAAGTATATCGATACTGTCTTGTGGTTTAATACTAGACAAGAACTATCCGATTTAATACAATTATATACTCCAGATGTTTTACTATTGGGTGATGACTGGAGAAATGGAGTTGTGATTGGACAGGAGTTTGCTAAAGAAGTTAGATTCTTTCCAAGAATACCTTGGTACTCTAGTACAAAAGTAATAGAGAAAATTAAAAAGGATGTTAGTGAAACAAATATAGTTGAGATGTATAAGTCACAAGAACATAGACCTTTAGATACACAATGAGTAATATCCTTATTATTGGAGATGCTTGTGAAGATAAGTATATTTTTGGTGAGTGTAAAAGATTAAGTCCAGAACAACCTATACCAGTTTTGGATCAGACTCATGTTGAGAGTAGACCTGGCATGGCAGGTAATGTTGAAGAGAACTTCAAAGCTTTTGGACATCATACTCTTTTATTAAAACAAAGAGAAACTATAATAAAAACTAGATTTGTAGATTCAAATAGTAAATATCAATTATTACGTTTAGATGAGACACCAAAAGTCACAAGAATAACTTCACCAGAAGTTCAGATGGCTTTGATGCATATGAATCCAGATGCTCTGGTTATATCTGATTATGATAAGGGTTATCTTACTTCAGAAGATTTATTGACTTTATGTAACCATTTTAACAGACCAGTGTTCATAGATACCAAGAAGACTAGACTGTTTCAAAAGGATAATGTATATTGGAAAATAAACAAAAAAGAATATGATGCACTGGACAAAGATTATTTACCTGACGATACTCATCTCATTGTCACTCTGGGATCTAAAGGTGTTAGTTATAGCGGAATAATCTATAAATCAGAGAAGGTTCCTTGTTTTGATGTATGTGGAGCAGGAGATACATTTATGGCTTCTCTTGTACATAGGTTTCTACAGGGTGATGGAGATATAATTCAATCTATAGATTTTGCTAATAGATGTGCAGCAATATCCGTACAATATCCAGGCGCATATCATCTAAATCAAGATGAGATTGAAAAGATATATGCTAGATTATGTTAGATACACCAATAGTTTTTAATCAAATATTACCACAGGAAACATTCGACAGCTTATCAAGTTGGATGGTTTTGGGTGATTGGCAACTTAGTAATACTGCTGATGTAGAGGGTGCTACAAAACTTAGTTGGGAATTAACTCATACAACAGGAGTTCGTCCTTCTGAGATGATTTGGTATGAGGTTGGAACTATTGTAAAATATAAAATTAAGAAATTTATTAAAGAAGATTTAGACTTTTATAGAATCCATACTAATGGTCAAACATTTGGTATGGGATCAGAATACCATACCGATTATGATGAAATAGGATATTTTACTTTAGTATTATTTACAAATCCTTACTGGGATACTCAATGGGGTGGTCAATTTGTTTGTAGAGATTTCAAAGGAAATCATTGGCAAGTACCATATTTTCCCAATAATGCAGTATTAATTCCAGCACATTGGGAACACTATGGTGCTTCACCTAATGTACATACTGATAAATTAAGAACTACTGTAGCTCTAGGTTATAAGGTCGCCAGGTAATATTCGATGTGAATCTGAATCTGAATGCTCGGTACTGAACTCAAATAGTTCGGTATCTTCTAGTGCATACATTCTATGCTTCAGACCAATAGGCACATGAAACTTATCCCCTCTTTCTAGGATTGTTATATGTGCATGTTCTATATCATCTTCCCATCCGTGGAAGAGTTTAATCTTTCCACTTTGAACAAAAAATACTTCGTCTTTTAGTTTATGGAAATGCCATGAACACTGTTTGCCCTTGACAATAAACAATAACTTACCACAATATTTCTCACAGTTTGCTATCCACTTTTCATATCCCCATCCCTTCGGAACATACTTGACAGGTTCCGCCGCTCTCGCATTACGAGGTCTTCTACTTGCACTAGGGGATTTGGGATACGTTCTCATTTCACATCATTAAAGAATGTAGTATCTGGCCAAGCCTTATCATCAATAAACATATCTGCATGGGGTTTGCCCATGATTAGTTCATGGTATTTAACACCCCATTCCTTAAGTTGTTGTTGAGTTAAATCAAATAAAACTTCTTCAGCTTTTACCTGTGCTATTTTATGTCTCTCATCTGAGAACCTACCCATAGCACGGGCAGTGAGGAAAATAATATAGTTTCCTTCATTGTATAATTTATTTATGATGTTAATTCTATTCTTAAATGGTTGGGCACTTTCGTAATCCCTTCCCTTAGTTGGGGTACAAATAGTACCATCGATGTCAAAGCAATACCTCATTCTTCCTCCACTAGTTCTAAATCTTCAATCAGGTCAACAGATACTTCATGTTCTCCTATTCTATAGAAGTGTTTTTCTATACCTAGGGTATCAGGACGAAGCCCCAAATATTCAATATCTGCACATTTGTTTTCACGGAGCCACGCTTGCAACCTGTAGTGCATTAGCTCCCCTTTTGTCGGCATTAATGTAATCTCTCACTGTAATAAATTTATAGTCGCCCCATATTGGTAACGCAGAAGTAAATTCTTGATACTTACCCCTTAGATGTTCAGGGAATGGTACATGTTCTATCTTACCATTATACTTGTTTGCAACTAATTCCGCAACATCTTGGAAAGTAACTGCGTTACTTGTACCTAAATCATATATTCCAGAACCCTTTTGATTACTCAAAACAATTGCAACTACATCTTCGACACATATGAAGTCTCTAAAATACATATCAGAGTTTTCAAATAATTTTATAGTACCCGTTTCTTGAACTTGTTTTGTAAATTTACTTACTGGACTTGCTTGATTACCTTTATGTTCTTCACCTTCACCATAGACATTAAAGTATCTAAACCCTTGTACTGATTTAAATTCAGTTATATGATCTTTAACCCAATAATCTACAGCAACTTTAGATAGTGCATAGTAGTTTAATGGATTAATGATCTGTTCCATTTGTCCATACACAGATGCCGAAGATGCATATTTGACTGGTATCTGATACTCTATTGCTTTTTTGAATAGTTCAACAGAAAATTCTACATTGTACTTGTGAATTTTATTTAAATCAGTTTCTGTGGTACTTGATATTGCTCCTTGATGTATTATCAGATCTACTGTATCCCATTTTTCATATTCTTCTAGAAATTGGAAAGCACCTTCGGCTTCTACTCTATAGATATTATCTGGATCCAAAACACTTGCAAATGATTTACCAATAAAACCGTTATAACCTGTGAGAATAATCATACTGGTAGGAAAAATGTTTGAACTAATCTATAAGTACTATCCTTAAAATAATCTGGTTTATCATATGCATTGTGTAGAACATGAGTTGGATAGAATATCATTCTATTATATTTCATCTCAGATAAATGAATTAGTTCCCAAGGTCCTATACTATCGGATACATGTTCTTCGTTCCATATACCTTCTTGTGTTGGATCTACCTGTTGTCCTTTATAGTTATAAAAACCAGTTCCTCCCTTACATTCATCACCTTTATTGAGATATATTAATCCTGCCCATCCTCTTGGTTCTACGTTTTCTTTCAGTTCATAGTCTATATGGGGAACTAGTTCCCTAAGACAGTTATCTCTAGATTGCGTTACATTGACAGAGAAAGGAGTTCCTAACATTGAACGTATAAACTCTGGTTCTTCTTCTTTCTTTAATCCATATACATTTTCTGCAATCTCCTTCCATATTGGAAAGAAATGATCTAGATTCATATCCATACCTATTCTAGTTCCAGGCATTCCTCCACATATTCTAGGATTGATTGTGCCTGGAGATCTAAGTACAAGATTTCTAACTTTATCTGGATTCTTATAGAAGTTATCCATATAAACAATTGGCAATTCTTGCCATCCCATCAATTCTACTCTTGCGTTCAACTCTTCGTTGATTGCGAACGTCTCTTGTTCATCAATAAAATACTTTTTCATTGTTTAGGCCATGGAAAATGTAGTGGTAAAAAGAATACTTGAACTAATCTATGTAGATCGTCTTTGTATATAAGTTCTTTATCATATGCTCCATGTAATATATTGTCTGGATAAAATATCATTCTATTATATTTCATCTCCGCTAAATGAATTAATTCCCAATTCCCTACACTATCTGCAACATATTGATCTCTTTCTAAGTTTTTTAATTCTTCTTCTGTAGTTATTTGCAAACCTTTATATGTATAAAATCCAGTACCACCACTAATTTCTTTACCTTTATTTAAATATATTAAACCAGCCCATCCTCTTGTCTTAAGACCAACAGGAAAATCGACATGAGGTATTTTATTTCTTCCTTCCGATTGAGTAACATTAACAGAGAAGGAAACATTTCTCATTGATTGTTCTAAAGTTTCTTTCTCATCTTCAGTTAATCCATATACCTTTTTACATATACTTCTCCAAACTTCAAAGAGTCCATCAAGGTTCATATTCATATCTACTCTTACTCCAGGCAATCCTGCACATACTCTTTGGTTTGTTGTGCCTGGGCATCTGAGTGATAGGTCTCTTACCTTATCTGGATGTTTATAGAAATTATCGATATAAACTATTGGTGTTTCTTGCGATCCTATTAGTTCGACTTTTGCTCCCAATTCATCATTGATAGCAAAAGTCTCCTGTTCATCAATAAAATACTTTTTCATAGATAACTAAATACTTCGGAGAAACTTATGAATTACTGGAATGGCAAAACCCAACAGTAAAGACGGGTTAAAAGAGTACGCTCTTAGAAAACTCGGAAAACCAGTACTGGAAATAAATGTCGATGATGATCAAGTAGATGATCTAATCGATGATGCCATCCAATATTTTCACGAGAGACATGGTGAGGGAATAGATCGTGTCTTTCTTAAACACAAACTAACAGAAGCTGAGAAGACTACTCTCACGGGAGTTGCTTCTACAACAACAGTAACCAGTACTCAAGGTGGAATACCATCATTAGAGTATGAAGAAAATGCCA